GGTCAGCTCACCGACATCGCAAACAAGGCAGCTGAGGACGCGCGGTTTCGACGACTGCAGCTCGGCACCGACTCACCCAACTACCGCAACGACCGTGGGCCGTTGAGAGTGAGCGTAGTCAAGTGATCACTATCCGCCACATTCGGATGTACGAAGACGTGCATCAGCCTCGAGAGTTCGTTGGATTCTTGGGCTTCATCATTCGCTCACTGAATGTGGTGAGATACTCGATAGAACTACTTGTGCAGCGGCTCGTTCTGAAGTACCAAGTTCGACAGAAAGTCCAGCCGGCGCTTAGGAAGGAGATCGAGGGATCCCTTGTCGAGAAGTTCTGGCTGGACGACCAAAAAGAGAAGATCATTCTCGTCGAGCAGGGTGTTATCTCGACGCAGGAAGCCGTTCCTAGTGCGAGCGTGCTGGCGCTAGAACTACAAGTGGCTCAGCCTAAGTTGAGACCAAAGAACATCGAACATTTGTCGACTGTCTACGGACAAAAATCTAGAGCAAAAAAGTACGGACTCCCTCCACTGGAGTTCGACGATTTCGAACCTGTCGGGAAGACTAATGAGTCCAATCAATGAACTACTACCACTCATCATTGGTCCTCTCGGAGCGCTGGTAGTTCTCTCAATCAGCTTGGTGGTCGTATGGAAGCAATACAACTCGGAGAGAACAGGGCGGGCAGCGGACGCGGAGAAGTGGCAGGGGAAGCTCGATGCCGAGAGAACGCTCCTGCAGGGGAAGATCGACGCGGAAAGGTCCGCGCGGCTTACCGAAGCCCAGGACAATGCTCGGGCCATGGAGACATGGAACAACGAGCTACATGTGACGGTAAAGCAGCTAACAGCTCTGTACCACCAAGGTCCCTCCAAGGGCCCAGGCAGGACATAGCGTCTGGAGAGTACCGACTCAACCTGCCTCGTGATGAGTGGGATGAAAACACAGAAGTGACGAACGCTAGGTGCACTTCAGCGAGGGAAGCGCTGAAAGCCCGCGGTGGTGAACTAGCGAACCTGAGGAAACTGTTATCCAATGACGACTAATGCACCGAATGTTTCGGATGAACGATTGCAGAAGCTGATCGACGGCTTGGTCTCCTGCATCATCACTCCAATTGGCTACCTCCGCCCCGCGCCGAACTCTTTCGACACAGCGGACTACCGTCCAATCACTCCCAACGGTTCTAGCTTTCAAATCTCAATCCGCAGCAACAACAACGGCAGCAGCGCACACGTGCTGGTTGACGTACACAACACCAACGGCGCCCAATCCGTCTCTGGTGAGATAGACCTGAACATTTTGGAGAGCTTGTTGGCTTAACGTTATGCCTGTAGCAGCTTTACCAAACGGAACGTCTCTGAACTTCAACGGCATGTCCGGTGCCGCCCGTATCACGCTGTTCAGTGGCATCGACCATCGTGAGCGTCAGCGCTTGGAGCGCTACGCCAAGATGTGGGAGTTCTACGAGGGCAAGCACTGGAACTTCGGGCGCGAGAGTGGTGAGCCTCTAGTCAAGCTCAACTACTTTCGAAAGTTTGTAGACAAGCACGTAGAGTTCCTCGTCGGCAATGGCTTCGTGAACGAGGTGCCAGAAGTACTCGAGTACCACACGAAGCGATTCGTTGACGAAGTCTGGGAGTACAACGACAAGCCTAGGCTCTCCAGCAACATCGCCCTCATGGGCGGCATCACCGGCGACTCGTTTATCGTTCCCACATTCAGTCACCCGACAGAGCTGGAGAAGTCTGTTCACCCGTACTCAAAGGGCAAGGTCAAGTTCCTGCTCTACGGATCTGAGCAGGTCTTCCCCACCGTCGATCCTACCGACTGCAGCAAGGTTACGTCGGTGCGCATCGTCACGATTCTCACCGATGAAAGCGCTTCAGTGGATCCGACCACGGGACAGAAGCCATACACTAAGTTGACTCAGACCATCACGCCGACTGTCGTGATGAGCCAGTACGAAGGAAAGCCACCGCTCACGCAGACGAATCCGCTCGGTGAGATAAACGTAGTTCACATCCCGAACCTCTCTATGCCCTTGTCGTTCTACGGCATGGCAGACGGTCAGGACATCATCGAGCTGCAGGAAGAGCTCAACGAGAAAGCTACGGACATCAGCGACATCATCAACTACCACGCTGGTCCTGTCACGGTCATCACCGGCGCCAAGGGTAAGGCTCTGCAGAAAGGCCCGCGCGCTGTGTGGTCTGGCTTGCCTGCAGATGCGAAGGTCTTCACTCTCGGACTTGAAGGAGACTTGAGCGCGGCCACCAACTACATGGACACGATCAAGAAGGCCATGCACGAGATTGGTGACGTCCCTGAAGCAATCCTCGGACAGATGCAGCCAATCAGCAATACGTCTGGTGTGGCGTACCACAATCAGTATGGTCCAATCATCGGTCGCCGAAACCGCAAAGCTCCGCTCTACGCAGCGGGCTTCGAGAAGCTGAACTACTTCGCCATCCGCATCGGCGCTCTCCAGGGATTGGTCCGAGTTCCGTACGATCTCTGTGAGACATGTGGAGGGAAAGTCCTCGAAGTAGACGATGGTGAGTTGACGGAGTGGCAGTGGAGTGACGCTCAAGACAACTACGTCGAGACTCCGGTCAAGCGCAAGGTGTGCGTTCACGTGAACAAGGTCACTCTCGAGCCCGAAAAGCCGGAGGACATGAAGCTCAAGATCTGGCGTGAGTACGGGTTTGGTGGAGAGATCCGCCAAGTCACACTTGAGGAGGCGAATGAAATCGCTGCCGGCAAGACGTCGTTTTGGGACTACGCGACCGAGCAAAAAGACAAGATGGACGCGTGGAAGCAAGAAGTCGACGCGGTCAACGAGCGCAATGCTGCGAAGCAGCAGGAGTACGCAGATCAAGGCGTTGTCGGTGTCACGGACGTTGGAGCTGACTCGGAAAGCAAAGCGGCAGCGCTCACGCTGGAGCCCACTCCAGCGCCTCCAATGCCGTACGTGCAACAGCTACCGATGGGAGAGATCGAAGTACCAGAAGAGCCGATCGAGGTGAAGTACGTCGAGCAACTCATCCATCCGAAGACAGGCAAGGTAGTGAAAGAGGTTGCTCGGACTCGAAAGGTAGTCCCTACGGGTTGTGAAGACCCACGATACCTGAACCCGTTCAAGACGACGGTGACGTTCGAAAACGCTTTGCCGAAGGATCTTCACCAGGACGCGATGCTCTACCGCAACTACCAGATGATGGAGTGGGTGGACAAAGAGTGGGTGCAGGAACGCTTGCCTGAAGTCCGCGAGGACATGAAGGAAATCAACAAGCGTATGAAGATCGTGAAGACGTCCGGTATGCCTACATCTGCGGCAAACCCGATGTGGCCGATGGCGAGACAAACAGAGCCAATGACTGATCTGACTCCAGCTCCGCCAGCGCCTGGAGCTGAGCCAGGTAAACGCGGAAATCCGGAACCTCCCGGTGGTATGAACCGTCCAGGGTAGTTGCATTCCTAGTTGTGCCGTGTACACTGTTCGAGTGCCTCTAACTGAGGCCGTAAGAAAGGAAAGAAAATGGAATCAAATCGCAAAGGATCCACTGGTGGCGGCCGTTACGGTGCTCTTGGTACCGGCAACACCGCTGCCATTCCGGCAGATTCGTCTGTAGGCCCCATGTCTCCGCATAGCAGCCCCGAAAGCTCTATCGGTGAGACGTCTGGAGTCGGCAGCACGTACAGCGCTCAATTCAATGAGCGTGTGAATCTGTCCAACAACCGCAACCAAGGTCCGTCTCGCGACGCATCCTTGAGTGGCTCTCGCCCGCTTCCGGTAGTGAGTCGCAACTCACGCAATACCGGCCGCGTAGGCTGATCTGTAGTTCGGGAAGGAACATCCAAATGAAGAACCATCTTTTCACTCCTATCCACTCTCTCATGGTCGTTCGCGATCCTGGAGTGGCGCTGCCCGCAACTCACGTTGCGCCTGCTGAACCTTCCGCCGCATCTTCCGCTGCACTTGGATTAACTCGCGAACAACACGAAGAAGCCGTGAACAAAGCTCGCTCTCAAGAGCGTGCTAAGCTCAACGCCACACTCGAGAACGAGCGGCAGAAAGCCGCAGACTTGCAACGTCGACTCGACGAGCAAGCAGCTGAAGCGCGCAAGCGTGAACTCGCTGCGATGGAACCAGTTCAACGCCTTCAGGCCGAACTAGAGGACCAGCGCCAGATGTTTGCCCGAGTGGCTGCAGAAAGCAGCGCAGCCGTAGAGTCCACGCGAGCAGAAGTGCGCGCATGGCGATTGGCGGCACACCGCGAAGCTTTGCTCCGAGCTTACGGCAACGAGATCTTCCCGATCTTGATTGTCGGAAACACGGAGGACGAGCTTACGGCGTCAGCTGAACAATCTCACAGACAGTTCATGCAGATGCAGCAAGCCTCCATGGCTGCAGCAGCCGCACACTTCCAGGCACTCATGCCTCAACCCACTCAGCAACCGCTACCGCAAGCTCCAGCCTACCCGGCTGCTCCTGCCGTAGTAGTGCCCGCCAACACGGCGTATGCTGCACCGGTACCCTTCCCCACGATGGCGAGCCCCGGACTCAACATGCCTGCTGCAGGAGCAGCTCCGCAGTTTGATCCATCTCTCTTCGGTGAGGCAGCTATCCGCAACGGGTCGTACAGCCAAAACCGAGACGCGATCCTCAACGCTCTCAAAGCAAATCACCCGGGAGCAATCCCACAACAACATCACATTAGTCCCCCATCGCCGATGCCGTACACGCAGGCTCCGGGAGGCGTACTGGCTCCGACAGGACTACCAGGACGTGTCCCACAGTCTCCCGTGCCGCAGCAGCCAGCCAGTAATCAATTCCTAGAGGCCATGCCTCGTGGTGTTCAGCCACCTCAAGCCCCTGTCGCCTACGCGCCTCAGGAAGCTCCGGTAGCTCCGCCTGTAGCGATTGATCCAGCATTGAGCGGAGCGCAAGCCGCGATCGCTCGACTGGAAGCAGGGTCCACTGTCGACCCTCAAGCAATCGACGCCATGAATCAGCGCAATGCAACCATCCGCAAGATGGGTGTGACCCCCGCGCAGGCATTCATGGAACGGTTCGCTACGAACTGACGCTACGGTCTGCGAGCTGAGGCAAGAACGAAAGGAAAGTCATGAGTTCAGTACTGAATACTGCAGTAACCACCGGCGCTGGTTACTCGCAGCAAACACTCTCCGCCCGAGATGTATTCTCGGCAGAGATCTGGTTCGCCGCCATGCCCATCATGAAGTGGGACCAGTTCACCACTCGAAAGACCGAACTCGGCACTCAAGCTGGACGTGTGATCCAGATGCCGAAGTTCAACGCGATTCGTCGCGGTGGCAAGCTCACTGAGGGCGTTCGTCTTCAGACTCAGGCCATGAGCATGAGCCAGTCGTCGATCACCATCGACGAGCGTGGTAACGCTCTCGGGTTCTCAGAGCTGTTGCTTCAAACTTCGTTCTACGATCAGCTCGCAGCTGCGTCACTCTTGCTCGGGCGAGACATGGCGATCGTTCTCGATTCGGAAATCCGCAACACGGCGGCCACCGGCATCAACACCGTGTTTCCGAACAGCAAGGTCGCACGCACTGGTCTCGTCTCGACGGACTACTTCGACACGGACTTGATCCGTGACGCGGTAGAAGTCCTCGAAGTCGGCAACGCTCCCAAGTGGGGTGCTGACCACTACATCTGCTTCTTGCACCCGCACCAGGCGGGCCGCTTGCGTCGAGACGCTGACTGGATCTCGGCTGCAGAGTACAGCGGTGTAGAGAAGATCTACACTGGTGAGATCGGTCGCTTCGAAGACGTTCGTTTCGTCAGCACCACTGTGATGCCCAACGGCTTCAACAGCACTGTCGATCCTAACACCGGCGACTTCGCAGACATCGGCTACACGGCTGCTCTGGCCAACGGCAGCGCCGGCAACCAGACCACCATTTACCAAGCCATCTTCTTCGGCCAGTACGCTGTCGGCCACGCCACTGGCTTGCCCGTCGAGATGCGTGACAACGGCGTAGAGGACTACGGCCGCGAACACGGTCTTGCTTGGTACGCCATCTGGGGTCACGGCGTGCTCGAGACCGCAAACATCGTGATTGGGGAGACCGCATAATGGCAAACGTCAACGCAGTAGGAGTTGGAGCTCCTCAGTTCAACCAGTCGTTCAACCGCACCGTCACCGTGACCTTGGCCACGGCTCTCGCGCAGAACGACACTCTCACGGTCACTTTGCCGGACGGGTTTTCCGACTCGGCAATACCAATACTCGCCACCGTCCACAGCGCGGCTGTGCCAGGTGTACCGCTGCCCTTGACGATCACGAGCCACAACGTGACCACTGGCGTGACCATCATCACGTCCACTGGCGCTACGTCGGTGGCCATCGGCCGCAAGGTCATCATCCTCTACGCAGACGCGTGAGACAACTCTGGGTTGGAGACTGGTTTCGCTGTCCTTCCCAGTGAAATCGGTCTCCAACCCTCTAATCAAGGGAAGTAAGTTATGTCCAAGAACAACAAGCCTCAGCCTCGTGCTCAAGCAGCACTAGTCACCGACGACACCCAGTTGGACCAAGCTGGTACAGACGATTCAGCAGATCACGAAGATGAGTCTGACGACGTCGTAGCCGCTCCGGCGTCCATCAGCCTCGACGACGAGCCTGAAGAGTATCAACCGCGAGGCAACTCGAACACCTTGTTCCAGTCGGCTGAAGCCCGCGCTCGCGCGCTCGAAGCAGCCGGCGCGGCCAAGGATAGTGACGAGCTCATCGACGCAGCCACGGGCCTGCCGTACACGAAAGCTGTGCAGCCTCGCAAGGCAGCTGTGAAGATGACCACAGTTCGTCCCAACCAAAACGTGACGCGCTTCTTCTTTGGAGGCGCCACCTACCAGTTGAACAAGGGCAAGAAGCAAGTCGTGCCTGAGCATCTGGCGATCGTGTTGGAAGAGAAAGGTTACGTGTGAGCTTAATAGAGGATCTGCGCCGTCGGATTAACGACACGAGACGTTCGTATCTCGGGTTGACGTTGTCCATTGACGACACGGAAGCTACTTCCGTGATTGCTGAGGTGACTCAGTGGTACCGTCTCGTGATCACCGTTTCCGGCGGCACGGCTCCCTCTATTGATGTTGACCTGAATCAATCCAGGTACAACACGATCGGCGCACTAGAGCAAGAACTGCGCAAGCTGCCAGGGTACCTGGTCAACTTGTCTCCAGACGTGAGCTCGTCACACTCCACGCTCGACGTAGAGCCGTGCGGGCCGCTGCAGATCTACGGGAGCTCGAACGGGCTCCTGCTCTCAGTTCACTTGTTCAGCGACTTTGATCTGCTTCAGATTGTTCGAGACGCGTGCTTGAAGCACAACCCAACGTTCACGCCTGAGACCATTCCGGACACGGAAGCAGCTCTGGTACTGGACTTGGCCTTTGTTGAGGTGTGCCGGCGACAGGCGTACGACTCCACTAAGCGTCGAGGACTTTCGTCTACTAGCACTGAGCTGCTGGATCTGGCCTTCGCGATCGAGTCCTCGTATGCCGAGTCGATTCGAAGGCTTCGCAAGGCGCTCCACACTCAGAAAGAAGCGCCGAACAATGAGCAAGGTGATGGAGACATCACTACAGGAAGTCTCTTCCGCTACTCGAACCGTTTCGGAACCTCAACTCGAGTCGGCCTTAACCAGCCACCTTCCGTGCCGGTAATTCACGAAGAAGCCACAGGCGACGTCGAGGACACCAACATCCGCATTCAGTGGCAGCGCAACAGCGACGTGGACTTCTTCTCGTACGAGCTATGGATCGATACGACAGAGTCAGTGGTTAGGATCGCAGATCGATCTCACACCGAGATTCGACAGCTCACTCAAGCGGACCGAACCACCACCAGCAAGATGGTGTTTCGGGCAACGCGCACGCAGACGTACCCTCAGACACTTGTTCAGGACTACATCTGTTACGTTCAGGACAGTGGGCAGCTCGTAACTTCGTTCTGCGTTGGCGAGCTCGAACCGAACACCGAGTACTTCTTCAGGCTCTTCGTGCTCGACTCTTTGAACGAGCAGTCGGCGTCAGACATCATCAGTAGGAAAACTCTCTCACGACGCACCGTCATCAAGTCGATAGACAAGACTCGGGTCAACGCTGGAGACGTCGTTACCGTAACCACCGAAGCGGACACTCCAGCCGCCGGCACCACTCACAAGCTGACTGTTGGAGGGCTACCAGCTGCACTGACTGTCGTCGACGCAACTCACTTCACCTTCGTCGTTCCGGCGTTCGTCAACAAGCGTCTCCTGAAGGACGTCTGCCTCATCTCACCAAATGGCCTCAAGTCATTAGCCCAAACCTCACTTTCATTGGCATGAACATCGAAGTCTCCGATAACGCAGCACAAGAGAAACTTGAGCGCATGTACAAGGACTGGGACAAGGTCACAGTACAGTCTGCGAACAAGTGCGCTGAGTTGTTTGCTGACCGCATGAAGGAACACATCCTCAACGGTGACTTCACTCTTCCGCCGAAGAAGGATTGGTCGTGGCTAGATCCTCGCGGGTTGATCAACACCGGTTCGTACTTGAACTCGATCAAAGCACTCGGACCCGGTGTGGTCTGTGATGTTGATCTGAGAAACTGGCTAGAGTACGGAACTCGCACCATGCAGTCGCGTCCCCACTGGGGCCCACTGCTTCGCGTTTTCGCTCAGAAGGAGCTCGTGTCGGTAGGAGAGGAGACCCTCTATGAACTACTTGGCCGTTGAGCTCGCACTCTGGGAAAGACTCACCGGTGCACCGCTCGACAACTCAGGGCTCCCCAAGAGCGTCGACGGCGTTCCAGTAAACCGCAGCCTGCCAGGTATCCCTGGCGTTGAGCCAACTGATGAAGACGCGGCCAAGGGCATCATAGCTCCGCCACGTCGTCCTTCATACGGAGTTCGGATCCCTCGCCGCAAGCAGGGGACTCGAGAGTTTCCACCGTACCAACTGCCAGCGCAAAAGACCGCGCATCAGCCTCCGCTCCTACAGCGAGACTACAGTAAAAATCAGTTCGCTCAGATCCCGGTGATTCCGCACAATCAACTCGGACAGCAGCATCACAAGGTTTGGCCGCTCGTTACGTTCCACTTCATGGGCATCGCTCGTGTGCTCAGTAGCGCTCACACGTACGACGACTATTTCACGTCACCAGTGCCGACGGCGCCAAACGTAGATGTCGTGACTGGCCCAACCGGTGAGCCATCCGTCGGCAAGGACACCGTCGTGTTCATCCCACCGTCTGAGCCTCAGACGCTGATGTACGGCATTCGCGTCTACGCACGCTACGATGATGAGCTCAAGTTGATCATGTCTGAGATCCATCGTCTGTTTCCAGCGATGACAGGCCTTGACGTGCTGCTGGCTTCCGGAGACACTACGTCGTTTTCAATGCGGCTGACTGGCGTCGAGGATCTTAGTCCTGGCCAGTTGAACGTTCAGAACACTCTCGAACAAGAGCGCCAGTACAGCTACCTCTTCATCTACGAGATCGACGCTCGCTCGGATGTTAGCTTGGTACCGTCAGGTGGCGGATACGGACAAGAGCCTCCAACTACGGAGCACGTCATCACCCAACGCATCTTGGAGCTTCAACACTCTCAAGATGCACTCATGACCAGAACCTACGAATTCGACAAGGTGGTACCATGACCAGCAAAAACAAAGAGAAGCCTCAGGACGTTCCGCTTCAGGCAAAGCCTCCAGCTCCTCGCGCAAGCGACGAGTACCGAGTTGTCTCCCTTGGAGGCAAACGTCTCTCCATCAACACCAACCAACGCCACGGAGTTTCTGTGGGTCCGCGCGAATCAGTAGACCTGAGTCCTGGAGAGGAAAGCTCTCCAGAGGTGCAAGGGCTCGTCAACTCCCGTCAAATCAAGCTAGTGAGAAAGTGAGGTAAGTCATGGTCGATTTTCTGAGTCCGGGTACAAACACTCGGCGCGTCCGCAAAGGCGCAATCGTCACGCCCGGCTTGTCCGCGGGACGGGCTGCGTTCCATTTGATTGCGATGAAAGGTCCGGTGAACAAGCCGATCTTCATCGAAGGTCCGAGCGACTTCGAAGAAGTGTTCGGTAAGCCCATTCGAGACTCGTACGGTGCAGAGGAAGTCGGTTTCTTCTTCAGCAACGGTGGCTCGAGTCTCTACGTCAACCGCATCGAGCACTACACGGATCCTGCAGTGCCCAGCAGTCTCACGGCAGCTACTGCAGTGACGGCGTTGACCACAGCGAACAGTGCAGCAACGTCTGGTAGTGTCACGTCAAACGCGAGCACGTTCCCGGCGTACATCCCGGCTGGCACGGTCGTGGATGGCACGGTCGACGGGGCGGCGGTTGCTGGCTTCACGATCACTGCCGTAGCTGCCACGCGCACGCTCACTGGTGGTACGTACGCTGCCGGTGCAGCGAGTGACGCGCTCACGTTCACGGTCGCAGGGATCTTGGGCACGCAGGTCGTCGACCTGTCGGCAGTTGCAGGCAACCGCCAAGCGTACATCGACGCGCTCAACAATCAGTTGGTCGGGCTTCGAGCTACCGCAAGCGGTGGTTCCGACATCGTCATCACGACTGACGTCAAGGGTAGCTCGGCAGCTGCAGCTATCACCGTAATCGGCGGCACTGCTGCCGCAAAGACCGGCGCCACTGTTGCGGCTTTCACCGCCGGCAGCGGCAACGTTGGAAACGACCGTGCGGTGACTTTGGCCGAGTGGACGTCGTTGATGAACACTGGGTTCCCGGGTTCAGCCACCACGTCTGCCAGCTCCGGTACGGCGGCCAAGTGGACGTCGAACACGACTGGCGTGTCGAGCGTGGTTCAGTTCACGACTCCTGCGAATCTCGCGACGCTGCTGCCTGGTTTCGACCTCGTAGCTCACGCTGGTACCGCTTCGGGCGGAGCGGCCACTGCACTGACCGTATCCGCTTCGAGCCCTGGTGCTTGGGGCAACCGTCACAAGGTGGCCACGACGCGCAAGGACACGATCGTTACCAAAACCACGAACACCGCAGCAGCCACGGTAACCCAGCTCAAACTGGCGTCTGTAGCTCGAATCGAGATCGGTGACACGATCAAGGTATCGACCTACCGCTCTGTCGTAACTGCCAAGGACTCCAGCACTGGCATCGTTCAGTTCTCTCCCAGCATCGTGCTCGGGTCTGCACTCAACGGCACGGAAGACGTCACGGTTGAAACGCTGACGTTGCTCGACATCGACGAAGACGGCGTGACGACGACGTACAGCAACCTTCGGATGAGTCCGCTCTCGAAGAACTTCATCGAAGACGTCATCAACAAGACGTCGCGTACAAACATCGTCGTGGACGTTGCTGGGCTCACGCCCAGTGCTTCTACGGATCCTCGTCCGGTAGACGTCACGGCCACGTACCTCGGTCTGACGACCGTTGGCACTGACACAGTGTCGTCCATCACGGACGCAGACTGGATCGGAAGCGCTGTAGGGAAGACCGGTCTCTACGCGTACGACGACATCGACGACTTCCTGTTGCTGGTGTCCCCGGGACAGACCAGTGCCACGTACCTGAAGAGCCAGGAAGGGTACACGGAGCGTCGTGGTGACATCTTCGCCATCATGGACATCCCGCAAGGCTTGGAGCCACAAACCAGCGTCACGTTCGTCACCCAGACGGCAAACCTGGCGTTGGAGAACGGATCCATCTACGCCCCGTGGGTCAAGTACCCAGACCCGCTTACTGGCAACGCTACGCTCTACCCGCCGAGCGGCATGGTTGCAGGTGTATTCGCCCGCACCTTCGCCAACCGCGGTATCGGCAAGGCGCCTGCCGGCGACACGGACGGTAAGCTCACCGGAGCAGTTGGCGTCGAGTACGACATCCGCAAACCGTCGTATGACCTCATGTACCCGAACCGCATCAACGCGATTCAGAACAAGCGAGGCAAAGGTGTTGTGGTCTTCGGCTCGAAGACGCTGGATCCCACGGGTGAGTTTGGTCAAATCAGCACTTCGATCATCTTCATCATCGTAGCTCGCCAGTTCCAAGAGCAGACCCAGTTCGCTCTGTTCGAGTACAACAACCGAACAACCCGTCAGCGTGTTGTTCGCGAGATGAGCAGCTACTTGCGTGGACTCTGGTCTCAAGGCGTTCTGCAGGGCGCCTCAACGGAGGAAGCGTTCTTCATCCAGTGCGACGAGCTGAACAACACAGCTTCTGTTCGCAAGAGCGGTAAGCTGCTTTGCCGCATCGGCATCAACACCGGTGACACGATCCAGTTTGTGGAGAACACGCTGGAGCAAGACACCAGAGCAATCGACCAAGAACTAGCCGAGCAACAGGCTGGCTAAGGAGTGAGACATGGCACGTTCAGCACAAGAAGATCCACTAAAGAACTTTCGGTTTCGCGTAGAGATCGATGGCATGGCTCGAGCCGGCTTCAGCAAGGTTGCCGGTATTTCAGCGAACGTTCAGATCATCGAGTACCGCGAAGGCGGAGACACGGACACGCCCCAGAAGTCGACAGGTTTGGTGAGCTTCGACAACATCACGTTGTCTCGCGGCCAGGTTGTCGGCTCCGGGCGCGGCGGAGACCAGGAACTGTATCAATGGTTCCAGACGGTGTTCTCTGTCGGCTCCACGGGCACGTCTACGCAGTACCGCAAAGATCTAGACGTCGTGCAGTACAACACCGTCAACGAAGAGGTTGCTCGTTGGCGGATCATCAACGCCATACCTGCGAAGTTCAAGCCGTTCAGCGACTTGGACGCAGTGGGTAACGAGAACGCAATCGAGGAGATAGAACTCTCTCACGAGGGGTTCTTCCCGGTCAACTGAAGCAGGAAGGGCCCGGGAAACTGGGCCCTTCTCACATGAGAGGAAGGAAGAAACGAGTATGATCAAAGAGACAATTCCAGCTGAGAAACTTTTCCGAGAGGGTCGTATCATCCTGCCGCACGGCGTAGCGGTGGACGGCAAGGTCGTTAGAGATATCGAGATTCGAGCCACGACAGGCAACGAGGAGGATATCCTCGCAGATGGCACCCGAGCTACCGGTGGCAAGGGCGACTTGCTGGTTAGCGGCTCTGACCGAATCACCAAGATCCTGTCGCGTTGCACGATCTCATTCGGCGAAGAGACTCACGAGGAAAACCGAAAGAGCTCGACGTCCAAGGAGAAGTTCTTCGACAATCTCTGGAAGCGCGCCACTGCCGGCGATCGTCAGTTCGCTTGCGTGTGCTTGCGGCGCTTCAGCGTAGGTAACAAGTACGTGTTCAACGAAGTTTGCCCTGAGTGCAAGCACGAAATCAAGAAGCTGACGGTTGATCTGTCTGAACTTGAAGTGTACCCGCCCTTCAGGGACGTGCAGTCTGATGATCCGCTACAAGTAGCGAAGATTCGTGAGACAATGTCGCTCGAACGAGAACATGACGGAATACTGCCGTCTGGCACCAAGTTCTCGTACAAGCTGCTAACCGGCGCGGACGAGGACGAGTACGCGAAGTCGATCGACCGAAACCCACAGGCCTGGATGTCGTACAGCCTGCTCGGACGTCTCACGGCACTGGACGGAGCCCACCCGACTCTGTCTGCAATCAAGGATCTCTCGAGTCCTGACCGCGCGTTCTTGCTGGAGTTCCTCGACAACCAGGAGTCCGGTGTAGACAGCGAGCAATCAATCACGTGTGACAACCCAAAGTGTGGGCACTCGTTCACCAAACAGATCAGCTTTGCGAGCCGAAGTTTTTTCTTCCCCTCGGGGAGTTGAGTTCTCTTGAGCACGAGCTCTTCTGCTTAGCAGAGAAGTTCCAGTGCTCATTCGATGACATTCTCGACCTCCCGACAGCGCGCAGAAAGCGATTGATGAAGTACGCTCGGTACAAAAGTGACGTAGATACCGAAGCCTCGAAAGGAAAGCAGTCTTTCGACGCAACAGTGTACCGAGACATAATCTGGGCAGCGGACCCACTAAGCAACTTCGGAGTATGACCCATGGCTGGCAGCGCAACAGGCGGAACTCGATTCGCACTCAAGTTTGAAGTGGAGGGCACCGGTAAGAAGGAGCTCAACTCCATCATCAACTTGATGAACAGGCTCACAACTGGGATCGGGCAAGCCAGTGCTGCAGGCAAAGGCGGTGGACTCAGGACAGGGCCGGGCGGGCTTTCTGATACCCTTCAGAAACTCGCCCGCGACTTGTACTACGTCAACCCAGCCATCGGACGCGTAGCGTTCGGGTTGGCGTCTCTTGGTAAGCTGAGTCAGAGCGCCATACCTGGCCTAGCCGGCTTGGCCGCAGCGTTCATTGGTCTGGAGATCGGCAGCCAGGTAATGGAAGCGATCACGAACGCCGGCTTGGGCATGATGAGACTCGGCTTCGAGGGCATCAAGGGTTTCGTCGGCATCGGCAAAGGTGTGATGGAGACCATCGGCCCGATTGAATCTGCTTT